GCGTGAGGCGTGGTCCGGGGCGCTCGACAACGACTTCGACTCCCTGCTCCACAGCGAAGAGGACTTCCGGTTCCACCGCCTCCCACTCAAGGGCATGCAACGGATACTCGAGACGCAACCGCACCTCGCACAGGTCGTCTTGAAGCGGCAGCCTTGGTCGATCGAGGAACGCGCCGCCGGCGGGATCATCGAACGCCACCCCGGGGACTACACCCAGCACTCCGACGGCGAACTGTTGTGGGTGGAACACGAACGGATCTTCTCGCTGAACCCGACGCTGATCCCGAAGAAGATCCTGCAACTCGGGTGGCCTGATTCGAACGAAGCAGGAATGACACAACGGTGCCTGATGGCCGGTTACCGGTTCGCCTTCTACGGGCACCGCCAGGACCCGCCCCGGGTCGAACACGTAGGAAGTGTTCGCGGTGAGGGGTGGCGGCTATGAAAGCGGTCCTGGGGGCAGGGCCGCACGGACGCCAGATCGCAGCAGACCTGAACATCCGCTGGTTGTACGACGACCATCTCCCGGGATACGAGCCCTGCCACATCGGCGCCGACCTGTACTCGCAGTGGATAGCGGGACCGTTGTGGCCCGACATCCGGCGTGGGCTCGTCGAGAAGGTCGGCCGCAAAGTCCGTGGCGTGTACGTCGCACCGTCTGCTGTCATCGGGATCGACGTCGAGTTCGCCGATCACGTGCACATCCTGTCCGGTGCGATCGTCAGCCACGGTTGCCGCATCGGGGCGTTCTCCACGATCGCGACGGGGGCGATCCTGTGCGGCGAAGTCGAAGTCGGCGAAGGTGCGTTCATCGGCGCCGGCGCGAAGATCGCACACGGCGGCATCAAGATCGGGGCCGGTGCCTTTGTCTGTATGGGGGCGAACGTGTCGCGCGACGTCGACACGGTGTTGTTCTCGGTGGACTGGCATCGCGGCTCGCCGGAGATGGCCCCAGGCCAGAACTGCCACGACCCCGACATGGTCGGGTTGGACGGGGTGTTCGACACGCTCCCGCACTTCCGGCGCACCATCCGAGCCGCAGGCCTCGAGGGGCACGTGATCCCGATCGCCGGGTCGTCACACATCGTCGGCCAGCACTGGAACACCCCGATCGGGTTCTTGTTCATCGACGGCGCACACGACGGGCAGGGCGTCATGGCCGACTACGAACTGTGGGCGCCGCACGTCATGCCAGGCGGGTACCTCGTGTTCCACGACCAGTTCATCCCCGGTATCAAACGTGCAGGTGACCGCGCCGCCGACGAAGGGTTCGACGAAGTGTGGACGTGGGCCGATCTCCGGTTCCTGGTGCGGGCATGATCGCCGTCTCGATGGTCCGCGACGAGGCGGACGTGATCCGGGAAACGGTCGAGATCCTGCTGCTGCAAGGCGCGCGGGTCGTCGTGTCCGACAACCGTTCGGTGGACGGGACACGTGACCGGCTCGCCGGGCTACCGGTGACGCTCATCCAAGACCATGACCCGGCGTACAACCAGTCAGCGAAAATGACCCGACTCGCTTCGATCTTCGCTACCGAAGGCGAATGGGTGATCCCGTTTGACGCCGACGAGCATTGGCACGGCGTCGACGAGCTTGACAAGTACCCGGACTTCGACCAGGCGCACGCTCGGCCGCATGTCCACATCGGCGCCGGCCACATCGGCCCGGAGCCGTTCCCGAAAGTGGCGTTCCGGTGGAAGCCCGGAGCGGTGATCGAGATGGGCAACCACGGCGTCACCGGCGCAGGGCACCGCATCCTCCATGACGTTCTCGAGGTGTGCCACTTCCAATACCGGTCGCTCGAGCAGGTCCGCCGCAAGGTCCGTAACGGGGTCGAGGCGTACAACCACACCACCATGCCTGCGTCGTTCGGGTCGCATTGGCGCCAGTTGGCTGCCCTAAGCGATCAGGATCTTGAGGCGTGGTGGTTGCAGTACAGCACGAGGGAGACGCAACCATGCCGTCTGTAGCGGCTGTGGTGTCGAGCCTCCCGACCAAGGAACGGCAACCGTTGCTGTTCGAAGCGATCCAGTCGGTGTGGGACCAGACCCGCCCACCCGACGATCTGGTGATCGGCGCCGACTTCTCCCGTCTCGGCGAGGTCGACAACATGAACCGGCTGATCCGCTCCACCTCGTGTGAGTGGCTGGCGTTCCTCCACGACGACGACCTGTGGTGGCCCGACCATCTCGCGGTGTGCGAGAAACACTTCGACGACGCCGACGTGGTGGTGTCCCGGTTCGAGCTCGTCGGCCGTACCAACATCGAGCCGTGGCACGACAACTTCCACGACCTGATGTGGACGAACTGGATCGGGTCTCCGTCGATGGTCGTCGTACGCAAGTCGGTGTTCGGTGAGTGGTGCCGGCCCGACGGGTGGGGCACACAGTGGAACGACTTGGCGAACTGGCGGCGGCTCTTGGACAAGGGAGCACGGTTCGTTGACACGAAGCAAGTGACGACGTCGTACCGGTTCGGTGCGTGGGGCAACGGGAGCTGGCAGGCATGACGCTCGAACAACTCCCCAACGCACCCCGAATCCTTGTCGGCACGGCTGCCCCGTTGACGTCGTACAAGCGCGGCTCCGACGGCGAACCGGCGAACCCCGGCGCGACAACCGTGACGGTCACCCGTGCCGACGGCGAAGTGATCGCCACCGGTGCAGCGACCACCGAGACCTCCACCACGAACGAACTGTCGTACACGTTGTCGGCGGCGAACAACACGCAACTCGACTGGTTGACCGCGGTGTGGACCGACGCTGACGCGACGACGTGGACGACGTACTACGAGGTCGTCGGCGGGTTCTACTTCTCACGGAACTACGCGATCGGCGAAGACCCCAAGTTCTCCGAGTACACGTCGGCGCAACTGTTGGCGAAACGCACCCAGGTCGAATGGGAACTCGAGTCGGAGCAGATGTGCAACCGGGCGTTCGTCCCCCGGTACCGCCGGGTCCGGGTCAAGTCGCACGGCCGTTGCCATCTGATCCTCCCGAACCCCGACATCCGCAGCATCCGATCCGTGACCGCGTACTACACGGCCACGTCGTCGGAGGCGTTCTCGGTGTCGGACCTCGCAGAGTTGCACTACTCCGAGTCGGGGGTCGTGACGCGCGTCGACGGTGTCGATTGGCCGTGCGCCGAACTGGTCGTCGAATACGAATACGGGTGGAACCAACCCCCCCCGGATCTCATGCCGGCGATCCTGCGCCGCACACGCTGGCTGCTCGGCCGTGCCTCTACCGGCATCCCTGAGCGGGCGACGTCGTTCTCGATCGACAACGGCGGCTCGTACTCGCTGGCGCAACCGGGCCGGAACGGCTGGTACACCGCAGACCCCGACGTCGACCTGCTCGTCCAGCGGTACCGGTTCGAACGTGCCGGGATCGGCTAATGGCAACCGACCCGGTAGCGACCCGCCTCGCGGTGAAGCGGGCGATCTGCGAACAAGCCGACCAGTACACCGACTCGAAAGTCACCGTCTCCCCGAACGACCCCGGCCGCGATTTGAAGGACCGGCACATCTTCGCCGGGGAACTCACCGGGACCGCCGAGTACACGACCATGGCGCGCGCCGAGATGCCACACGAGGACCGGTTCACGATCGAGTTCATGTGTTACGCACTCGAACCCGACCGGGCCGACCTCGCACACATCGAAGACGAAGTCGCAGCGATGGGCGACGCACTCAACCGGGCCGTGTCCCTCAACGCAGCGCTCGACGTGCTGTCTGAAGAGTTCTACGTCTTCGACGTCCTTTTGGATTCGGTCGACGGCCCGTATGCGTGGTTCACGGACAACGGCGCCGAAGGGTATTGCACGGTCCGCATAGCGGCTCACACGAGAGTGGTGAACACATGAAGATCATGTACGTCGGTGACGAAGCCGCGGTCGTGGTCGGCGACGGGATCGTGTTCCCGAACGGCGAAGTGGTCGACGTGGACGGCGACCTCGCACGGTCACTGCTCGAACAGCCCACGTTCGCCCGCCCGCCCCGCCAGAAGCACGAAGACCCTGAACCTGAGGTCGAGGGTTAGCTACACGCAAACCCGGGTTCCGGGGTGATCGTCGCAATGTACGGGCGCACATCAGTGCATGGCCCGTAGATCGTCCCGTCCGATGTCCGCCACAACGTCGGATGCCCATCGATCTGCTCGGCGGTAGCAGGCGCCATCTGTGGCCGTGTCGGTTCCTTCTCGGAACACGCAGCCAACACAACCAGAAGCAACAGGGCTCGTCTCATGGCCCTAACGGTATTCCCCCCAAACAGCGACCGCCTCGAAAGGGCGGTCGTTTCGCGTTACCCCAAGGAGCCTCAATGGCCGCACGTTCAGGAATCGCAGCCCAGTTCGGGTGCGCGGCCGAGACCACGGTCGGCACCGCCGTCACCGTGACGACGTTCCTGCCGCTCGTCTCGGAGTCGATCCAACGAACCGAGGCGTTCACCGAATCGGCGGGCATTCGCGCCGGCCGTCAGGTGATGGTGTCGGAGCAGCAGAACTCCGGCATGGTCACCGTCGAGGGCGACGTTCAACTCGAGCTCCCGACGCTCGGCCCACGGCCACTGTTCAAGGCAATGTGGGGCACCGAGACCGGTTCGGGTCCGTGGACGTACACGCCCGGAGACCTCGCAGGGAACAGCCTGACGGTGCAGATCGGCCGACCGGGCGTCGATGGAACCGTCCGACCTTTCACCTATCCGGGGTGCAAGGTCGCTTCGTGGGAGATCGCGTGCGCTGCTGGGGAGATCGCGCAGCTCGGCATCACGTTCATGGGCTCCGTGGCCGACGAGACGACCGGCATCGCGTTGGCTTCGGCGTCGTACACGGCAGGGTTGAAGGCGTTCAAGTTCTCCGGCGCGACAGTCACCGTTGCAGGTACCGCGGTCTCGGCGAAGCAGTTGACCATCACCGGCGACAACGGGCTCGAGGAACGCCGGTTCCTGGGGTCGTTGTTCTCGAAGGAACAACTCCAGACGTCGCTGATGTCGATCACTGGTTCGATCCAAGCCGAGTTCACCGACCTCACCCTGTACAACCTGTACAAGCTCCACACCGAGGCGGCGATCGTCGCTACGTTCGTGTCCGGCACGCAGCAGTTGGTGATCACGATGAACGCCCGCATCGACGGTGAGACACCGAACGTCGGCGGCACCGGGGTCGTGGAGCAGGCGGTCCCGTTCACCGCTCTCGCGACTGCGGGTGGTGGCGCTGATTCGACGGCGTTCTCCGCGGTGTACACGGCCTCGTAGTGGCTCGGAGCCTGAAGTCCGGCGATTCGATCCGGGTTGATGGACTCGACGGGTTCCGTAAGGAACTGCGGAAGCTCGACGACGCCGGGTTGATCGACGAGTTGAAGGAAGCGAACGCTGACGTCGCCGAACTCGTTGTCCGGGTCGCTCGAGCGCGTGCGTCGACTCGGATGGAGCAGCGGGCGGCTTCGACGTTGAAAGCCCGCCGGGCGCAGCGCGCGGCCGAGGTGAGTTTCGGTGGCGCGCAGGCGCCGTTCGCTGCGGGTGCAGAGTTCGGCGCCGGGCAGGACATCGTCCGCCGCTCCGTTGCCGGCCGCACCTTCCGTGGTTACAACCAGTTCAAAGCGTGGAGCGGCAACGACACCGGCGCCGGGTACTTCCTGTACCCGAGCATCCGTGCGGAGACCGAGAAGATCGTCGAGATGTACGGCGACGCGATCGAGAAGATCACAAGCAAAGCATTCCCAGACTGAGGGGTCACAAGCATGGCGAAGGCAGCAAGACCAGGCACGAAACCTGCGGGTGAAGGAGGGGCGAAGGAGATCGTCGTGGTCGTCGGCGGGGTGCGTTACCCGCTGGCGTTCGACGCGATCTCGGCTCGGCTCGCCGGCGAGTGCCGTCGGGCGTGTGGCATGTCGCCACGCGAGCTCGTCGACAACCTTCGCAAGTCGCCCGACATCGACCTCGTCGCCGCGTTGGTGTGGTTGTCGCGCAGGTTGAACGGCGACCCGAAAGTCTCGTACGACGAGATAGCCGACGAGATCGGCTACGACACCGAACTCGACTTCGTGGACCCAGACGGCAAAGAGGACGACTCCCCGGAAGCCTGATGCGCTGGCTCGCACCGTCGATGCCAGCGCTGTCCTTCCATTTCGGTATCCGGTGGGATGACCCGCCGAACATGCCCCCGTTCCTGCTCGACGAGTACCTCAACGCGCTCCATGAACTGAACCGGAAGTAGGTGACGATGGCAGGCACCCGGAAGCTTGTCGTCGAGATCCTCGGCGATTCGAAGGGTTTGTCGGGCGCGCTTGACGAGTCCAGTTCGAAGCTCGAAGGGTGGGGTTCGAAGATCGGCAAGACCGCAGCGATCGGCGCCGCTGCGCTCGGCGGTCTCGGACTCGTCGGCGGCAAGGCGCTGCTTGATCTCGCCAAAGGTGCAGCGGAGGACGAAGCCGCGTCTGCTTCGCTGGCAAAGACCCTCAAGAACGTCACGTTGGGCACTGAGGACCAGATCGCAGCGGTCGAGGACTACATCTCGTCGATCACCAAGGCGACCGGCGTCATGGACGACGACCTCCGCCCGGCGTTCGATGTCCTCGCCCGTGGCACCGGGTCGATCGAGAAGTCACAAGAACTCATGGCGATCGCCATGGACGTTTCGGCGGGCACCGGTAAGGACCTGACGTCGGTCACCGAGGCGTTGTCGAAGGCGTACGCCGGGAACATGAAGGGCCTGCGGGCGCTCGACCCGCAGATGGCGAACCTCATCAAAGAGGGCGGCACAGCCGAGGAAGCGTTCGCTGCTTTGAACAAGACGTTCGGCGGACAGACAGCGCTGGCAGCGGAGACGACCGCCGGGAAGATGAAGATCGCTTCGGCCCAGTTCGCCGAGTTCAAAGAGTCGATCGGCGCGAAGGTTCTCCCGGTTCTCGCGCAGTTCGCCGAGTTCGTCACGGCCAACGTGCTACCGGCGCTCGAGCGGTTCTCGGCGTGGGCCGGTGAACACATCCCCCCGATCTTGCAGGCGATCGCAGGGTTCATCCGTGAGCAGGTCGTACCGGCGTTGAAGGACCTGGCGGGGTGGGTCGAAGAGAACCTGCTCCCGGCGATCATGAAGCTGTGGGCGTCGTTTGAGGAGAACATCCTTCCGACGTTGCGCGACAAGATATTGCCTGTTCTGGCGCAGGTCGGCGAGTGGATCTTGAAGTACGTCCTGCCGGCGGTCGGGAAGCTAGTCACGTTCATCCTTGGCGATCTGATCCCGGCGATCTTCAAGGTCATCGGCTGGTTTTCTGAACACCTCGGCCCGGCGCTCGAGAAGATCGGCGAGATCGTCATCGGAGTCAAAACGAAGTTCGAGGAGATCGTCGCGTTCATCCGTGGCATACCCGAGAACATCCGTGAGGCGGCGCGCGGGATGTGGGACGGGATCACCGACGCGTTCAAGGCGGCGATGAACACCATCATCCGCGGCTGGAACCGGATCGAGTTCAAGATCCCCGGGTTCTCTATCGGCCCGGTCGGCTACGACGGGTTCACGCTCGGCGTGCCGGACATCCCGACGTTGCATTCGGGTGGCACGTTCCGTTCCCCGAACGGTCCTGGCACGTCGGGCATGGCGTGGCTCCAAGACGGCGAGCGTGTGTCGCGCGGCGGCTCCGCTGGTGGGATCACGATCATTGTGCAGGGTTCGATGATCGGCACCGAACGCGAACTCGTGTCGATCCTCAAGCGCGCCAAGGCTGACGGGATCACCGTGTGAGCGCGTACACGCCGACGGTTGTCGTCGAGTTCGCGTTCGGCTACGCGCCGTTCGCGACCCCTTCGTGGACCGCTGCTGATGATGACGGGTTGACGGTCGAGTCGATCGAGATCGAACGCGGCCGGAGCTCGGAGTTCGACGATTTCCCTGCCGGGAAGTGTTCGGTGGTGTTCAAGGACTCGAACCGGATCTTGGACCCGTCGAACGCCGCAGGCCCGTACTACGGGGACTTGTTGCCTCGGGTGCCGATGCGGGTCGTCGCCACGGTCGGTGTCACGGACTATGTCCGGTTCTACGGGTTCGTTGACGGGTGGCCGTTGCAGAACGCCCGCGGGATGGCAACCGTCCGCATCACCGCCACCGACGCATCGAAGATCCTCACCGCCACCCCGATCCCTACCTCGGAGTATGCGACGTCGATCATCGCCGACGGCCCGGTCGGGTATTGGCGGCTCGGCGCGACCACCGGGAACGTGGCGGTGGACTCGTCAGGCAACGCGCTCGACGGCACGTATGCCGGTGTGCTCAAGCGTGGGTCCCCGTCGGTGTTGCCGTTCTCCGCTGACGGTTCGATGGGGTCCATTGCGAACGACCGGGGCGTGGTGGTCCTGCCGGTCACTGCCCGGGTTGACACGTTCCCGGTGTCGGTCGAGATGTGGCTGCAAACTGACACGAACAAGCCGCTCGAGCCGTTCGGCTCCCGCAAGTTCCTGTATGTGCAATATCAGAACGCCGGCGGCGAAGAGTTCTACCTGGCTCTTGGCGGTGACTCGGCTACCGACCAGTTCGTGATCCTCAACACCGTCGGAACCGGCAACACCTCGACGTCCTGGTCGGCGAACATCAACGATGGCGCTCCGCACCATGTGGTCCTGACGATCGACGCCGGGGTGAACCCAAGCCTGATTGTTGATGGCGCATACGCTCCGGTGCGCGCGAGAGCGTTCGGTGGCGTCGTGGCGCAGGACTTCCCGAACCCATACATCGGCGGCGGGTCAACCGACCCCGAATGGGTCGGCCGCCAGGACGAGGTTTCACTGTGGGACGTCGTCCTGACCGATGCCCAAATCTCTGAGCACTACATCGCAGGGACGGCACCTTGGGATGGGGACTCGACCGGTGACCGGATCACCCGTGTGTTGGATCTGGTCGGGTGGCCTGCCGGGTTGCGGTCGATCGACAACGGCGAGTTCAGTGTCGGCCCGGCGCAGATCGAAGGCCGCAACGCATGGGACTACATGCGCTCGGTCGCAGAGTCCGAGCAGGGGCGGTTGTTCATCGCCGCTGACGGGACGTTGACGTTCCACGAACGCGGCCGGTACTTCACCGAAGCAACGGAGACGACCAGCCAGTTCACGTTCTCCGATGACGGCGCAGGCGACGGCCTGCACGCCGGGCTGAACTTCGTCCTCGACGACCGCTGGATCATCAACACCGCCACCGCGACGCGCGACGGCGGCGAACCACAGACAGCGGTAGCGACCGCGTCGAGGACGACGTACGGCCCGTCCGAGAAATCGCTTTCGGGGTTGGTGTTGCAGCACGACCGCAACGCCCGCCAGCTCGCCGAGTACCTCGTGTTCCGCTACAAGGACCCGCTCGTCCGTGCTGAGGGTTGGTCGCTGCAACCGGAACTCGACGGCGCTGATTGGGCGGACATCTTCGGGCTCGAGATCGGGCACCGTGTGACGCTCGAATGCACACCGATCAACGTCGGGTCGCAGATCGTCATGGACCAGCACCTCGAACGCATCCACGACACGATCACGCCCTCGACGTGGACGGTCGAGTTCAACGGCTCACCCGTCGACCCGTACATCGACGACTACTTCACGTTCGGCGGAACCAGCGCGCAGTCCTTCGGGAACGGCTTCTGGCGATGAGAGGGAACTAGTGGCCTACGTAACGCTCAGCACGCTTCACAATCCGACGACGGGCACCGCTCCGCCGGCGACGTGGGGCGACCAGATCAACGACAACGACGAGTACCTTCACCTGCGCGGCCCGTACATCTGCACCGCAGCAACCCGGCCGGGTTCGCCGTTCCAAGGTCAGGTGATCTACGAAACCGACACCGGCTCCGAGCTCATGTACTACGGGGCGACGACGACGTGGAAACCACGGTGGAACCAGCCGTGGGGGTACATCGGCCGTAACGCTTCGTCTACGTCGCAGACCAGTATCTCGTCGGAGACGGATCTGACCGGCCTATCGGTGACGTGGACGGCGGTGACGGGCCGGATCTACCGGATCACGTTGCAGGTCCGGGTGTTGCAGAACACGTCGACCGGCGCGAACGAAGCGAAGATCACGAACTCGGCGAACACGTTGCAGAATAAGAGCACGGTGTCGCTGACGGCGGCGTCGGCGTTCACACACAACATCTTCGCGTTCGTCACCCCGTCGTCGGGTTCGGTCACCTACAAGGGCCGACTCTCCACGACAGCGGGCACGACCGACACGGTGTTGTCTTCGACGCAGCAGGCCGAGTTCGTGGTCGAGGACATGGGTCCCTATGCGACGGTCCCCGGGTCATGACCCTCGCGGACTACTGCTTGCCTGGTGCGGACCCGGACCTTCAGGAACCGCTCGCCGGCCGGTTGCTGGGCTTGCTCGAGCATTTCGACGGACGCCTGATGATCCTGTCGGGCAGGCGGTCGCGCGGCGAACAGCAACGCTTGTACGACGCGTGGGTCGCGG